TAATTGTACAGGAAAGTTTTCATACAATCTTTCAAATACAAGTTTATCTAAACACTGTTTTATATGAATATGAGGATATGGATCTTTGAAAAAATGTTTTTCTTTATTAAAATTTTTTAGTACACTAGTTTCACTCATGACGAAAATAAGTTTATAACTTCCTTTTTCCACACGTCTGCATATTCACAATCTCTATAACCATCAAACCAAGGTCCACCCTCTGTGTAGTGTAATATTTTTGGGACACCGTCTTTAGGTTCTTTATACCAACCTACTAACCAGTTGTACTCGTGCGGTAGTGATCCTATTTCTGAATCTTCAAGCCAACTAAATCTATGTAAAAACTTTGGTGTTTGTTGATTTAAAAATTCTGGTGTAAGTATTTTATTTTTTTCATGTCCACAATTCCAAAGAACCATGCTACTCCAGTTTTTTCTTGGATATGCTGTTTGCACCTGTCCGTCCATTTTTATTGATCCTTCTTCAGGTGTGTAATCGTGTTGAACACAAACTACTGCTTTTGAATCATCACAATATTGTTCTAATTCTTTTGAAGGAATTTTCCATACAAAATCACAATCACAAAAAACTGCCCAACCTTTATATCCGGTTAAGTGAGGTACAAAAAATCTAGTAAATGTAAATTCTGTTGTTGCTAGTTTATCAATTTCACGAGTATAGATGCCTTGCTTTCGCATTTCATTTTGTTTTAAAGGATATACTTCTGCTTCTGGATCTCTTCGTTTAATAGAATGTTCACACACCTGGTATGATATATCTTCACGTGAATCCCAACCTACAAATACTTTCATATCAGTATTTAATTCAGTTTTAAGCTGTTATTTAGATTTGTGGTTGTTACTTTACTAGTAGTTGTCGTATCTGTTTCCAGTTTTTAACACGTTTTATTCCACGTTTTTTAAATGTTCTATTATACAAGTGATCAATTAATAATGGTTTAAGTCCTACATCTAATCCATCTACTGCATTTTGCCATTTGTCTTCTACCCAATAAAGCCCAGTGTCTTTAAATTCTTTTAGTGTTTCTTTTTTGTTTGCCCCGGTGTCTAATATTAGATAGTTTTGAAAAACATGGTTTCCAAACAATTCACCTAATCGTCTTTTACGTAACTCTTGTGCTGGAAGATCAGATGTTTGTGAAGTAATAGGTATAAATGTCCAACCTTCTGCGGCTAGTAGTTTAACCCATTGTACAGAATTTGGCATTGGCGGTTGTGTTCCCATCCAAGCACTTCTATTAAATTCTCTAATTTCTGCTTCTATTTGCCATGCTTCGATTCCAAATCTTTTTTCCATAGCATATTCAGATTCTTTGTCTGGCAACAGATTATATGTTTGTACCCTGTTTCTGTTTCTATCAAAATGAGAACGTTTAAGCATCCATTGAGTGAAATGATTTTCCCACTCTAATAGAACACCGTCTACATCAGTTAATATTATTCTGTTACTTGAGAGTTGCATCTTCCATACCTGCTACACGAAGTTTAACAATGTTCGTAATTTGCCATTGTTTTTGATCTAATCCTTTGGTGATGCCTAACCATTTGTTTCTTATTAATGCAAACTCATTAATAATTTTTTCTAGATCAATTACGTCATCTTCGCCATCAACATACTTTTCAGCATCTCTGCTTGTGAGTTGCCTATTGTAATGCTCGAGGTATTTTCTAAAAGTTTTAGATCTTAATCTTCTTTTTTCAATATTTAAATATTCTAAAATTGCTTCAATTTCTTGCAGTTGGTTAAACCGTTGTTCAACTATGCCAGGCATACTTGCAGATTGTCTTTCTAAGTTGCCGTATATGCCACACTCTTTTTTTGCTGTTAGTAATTCGTTGTCAAAATGAGCTACTGCGTCTGGTATTAACGAAATGTCTTTGCTAACTTTAGTATACCAGTTCATTGTTTATTCATCATAATCATTATACGACTCTTCGTCGTCTTGTTCTTCATCATCATATACAGCATTAACGGCTTCCTCATACTTTTGATCATGCTCCGCGGCGCCTTTGATTTCAATATCATCAACTCCTAGGTCACGTAAAGCATTAATAAAATCAACACCTGCGTCAATTTTATTTTTTTCTGGTACAAAGTGTATTAGTGAGCTCCATATACGATCTATATGTTCAGTGGTAAGTTCGATCATTTATTCTTGTTCCTCGTCTATTTCTTTAGGTTCATTAGTTTTTACTGGTGCAAGAACTTTTTCAAAGTCCTCCATCAACATATCTAATTTATCTCCTGTCCATTGTTTTCTATAATCTAAATGTTCTTTACCAGACGAGTCAATATATTTTAATCTATTTCCTTGCTGTTTTAAAATACCTTTCTTTTCAAACAGATCAACTAGTCCACTGTATGGGTTCATGCCTGTTTCATATGGAATTTTAACTTGTACAGACTCAAAAGGTTTTGCATAACGAGTTTTCATAACTTTACAGGCGGCTCTAATACCTCTTACATCTGTAACTTTATTACCGTCTAAGTCTTCTTTTAGTTTTAATTTTTTCATTGCAACCACAATACTTGATGCATAGATAAAACCTTGTCCTCCTGATATCTTATCATCTGGGTCAAACATATCTTGTGATGCGTATGTGTGGTTCGTTGCTATAAGTCCTACATTCCAACTTCCAAACATATTAACACAGTTTCTTACTAGTGCCGTTAGTGCCTTAGGTTTTCTACCTAGGTCACCTTTCATTTCACCTGCTTCAAACTGATTAACGTCAGTTGGTGTTAACAACATACCAAGTGAATCAACAACAAATAATACTTTAGGTGCACCTTCTTTGTTATCTGAGTGTTCGTCTTTATATGCTTTCATAAACTCAGAAACAGTTTTTGCTACATCATCAACCATAGATAAACTTAATTTTAATAGTTTGTCTTCCGATGTGTCTACTTTCAATGCCTGTAACCACTTTTCATCTAATGCATTCTCTGTATCAATTAGTATAACAAATATACCTTGATCCTGTGCATTTTTAATTACATTGCCTGATGCAATATACGATTTGCCTGCTCCGGACTCTCCAGCAAGTACTGTTACTTTGCCTAGTGGTATACCTTTGTTAAAGTCTCCGGTCATTAAATAATTTAGTGCATAATTTCCTGTTGAAATCCAATCTGTTGGATCACTAAATCCTATACCAAGTCCTTGAATAGACTTTGTAATACTTTTTCTAAATTTGGTTGCGTCGAATGGTTTTGTCATAAGTTTCCTATAATACGATCCATAGGATAATCACTACTATAACTGCCCATGCAGGAATCTGTTTGTACAATATCCAATCAATCGCCTTTTTTATTTTTGTTTTCATAATTTAATATTAACACACAAGGCCTCGACAGTCAATATCAAGGCCTTGGTTATTTTAGGTTAGTTGGTAGTTTGTCTAGCTCTAATAAGTTTTAAAATATCTTCTGCTCTTTTGGCACTGTCTCCATTACCATTTGCTTCAGATGTTTCGTTATTAGTTGCTACACTAGTTGTTGCACTAACTTCAGCATTTCCGTTGCTTACTGCTACTGTATTAGTAGTAGGTGATGCAACAGTTTCAGATTGAGCCGGTGCCGACGTTGGCGTAGGCTGTACTGCTCTAGGAGTGGATACAGCTTTTGCTGATACTCCTGCAGGTCTAAAGTACTGACCATATTTCTCAAGATCATAAGCCTCACCTTCAACAGATGCTTCAAATAATTCTTTAATTATTTTAACTTCTGCGTCAGTTGGTTCTTTTGGTCTAAAGTCTGATAAGTTATGTAAACCAAACTTTTCAATAGCACTTCTTTCAGATTCGTCAAGTGCTCTTTCTCTTCTAGACCATTTTGATGTTGAGTAATCAGCATACCCGCCTTTTGAAGTTTTAGTGATTCTAAAATCAACACCTTTAACTTTATCAGTTGGCAGTTCTTCCATTTCAGGATCTAGTAATGCCGCTCTAATAATATTAAAGATTTGAGGACCAATTATAAAACGTCTAACTGGATTCTCAGGTGTTGACTCTTCATTTAGGGGATTCTGTGTTACAAAACCTTGGAAAATATAACTTTTCTTTTTCCAATATTTTCTGCCCATATCTTCCATGCTTTTATCTTTAAACCATGGTCGTACTTCCGTTAGTACTGGACAAGTTTTCCCATACATTTCCATACACGGTACTTGAACCTGAACAGGTTTTGAATCTGTTTGTCCTTTAATACCTGCAAAAGGTAGTTTAATCATATTTCTTTCAGTCCAGAAGAAAGTATTTCCTTCATCTTTATCTGGTAAGAAACGTAATACTGCCTCTTGTCCTTCTTGTATGTTCCAGTGAGGGTAGATAGCGTTATCGCCACCTGTTTGAGAAGTTGAGCGATTAACTTCTGCGGATTTTAACTTCGCTCTTATTTCAGCTAGTGTTGCCATAATGTAAGCCTCCTTGTGTGCCTATGTTTGTTTGTTTTGCCTAAGTGTATATTAGACATATAGTACATAATATACACACTTATTTATGT